GTTCTTGTACTCGTTGGGGTTTTCCGTGCGCAGGGCCAACACAGCTTGCAGCTGCTGGATGACTTCTTCTTCTTCCAGCGGCACTTCGTAGAAGGCGTAGACCGGTACCGTTTCCTTGCGGGTAGCCACGATCTGGCACCAACCGAGCTCGATGGCTACGGTGCCTTCGTCAACCGCAGCACGAATCAGGTCGTCAATGAAATCGACCTTGTCGATGCAGGTCTCGAACTGGTAGTTCAGCAGGATCTGCTGCTGCTGTGCGGCTTTGGTGTCTTCCCAGGTGCGCGGCTTACAGGTGAACAGGGTGTCCTGGCCCAGGAACGGCTCAGACAAGGCCGGGTAACGCCATTCGGCATGCTTGCGGATCAGCTTTGGGGCAACGCTTGAGCGGCCTTTTACCTTGCGCGGGGCAGCTTCGCCCTGGCAGTGCATGTGATCTCGCCAGCGCTCGATGTCAGCAACCATCACATCATGGGAAGGCTTGGCTGCAGCCAGATCCGCCTTCAGGTCGGAAAGTGTCGGAGCCTTGACCCACTCAGGCTGCAGCCTTTCCGGGAGTACGTCAGAGGGCTTGGCGACGTACGTGACCTCGTTGGATGTAACAACCGGAGTAGTCATGGGCTCAACCTGAGTTATATTAGGGCGCAATATAGCTCAACAAAGACGGGATATGGCTAGCATTCCTTCGAACTTGACCCTGATTCGGGAAGATTCTCGCCGACCAAGGTCCCTGTCCAAGATTAAGGCCAGCATGACCCAGGCGTCCACAGATTACCTCATGGTCGTCGGCCATGACGACATCGTAGACATCTCAGGAACCCTTACCGGGGACATCCACTACCTGACTACCCACGTCGCCACCCGCCGACAGTTCCGCCATACCCGCCCCGTCGTGGCCTACGACCCCCTTCTCCTGACCCAGTACAACTACTTGGGAGCCCCTATTCTCCATCGGTCCCTCATCCCCCTGTTCCCTGAGGCGGCCCGAGAACCTTGGCACACTCTTCTGGTTCGAGCTCAAGGCCAAGGGGCCACTTTCAGCCTGATCTCGGGGGACCACACCATCATCGACTCCTGGCCTCGTCCAGCGCTCGGCGGGGCCTATGCCGAGTACCGACGCCCTTTTGACCCAGAAGCGGTCATGGAGGCTGTCCCAGGGCTTCTGGTGCAGGAGATCGGTCAGCAGCCCTACTACGCCTTCCGGAATCCTCGAGCTGAGACCGTCAAGGCCTTCTGCCGCGGCTGTGCTCCGGAGTTCCTGGCCAGCCTGGCAGACGGTGGGGTCACGGTCTATGAGATGCCCACCTTCGACCTGCCCCAGCTCCGAGCCAGCGAGACCAGCTACGTGGCCTGGTTCGACGGCCTGGCCGACAGCGCGGGTAAGAGCATCCTGAGCCAGCTCCGGCTGGCTATGGAGTTTGAGGGGGTCACCACGGTGTCGCCCCGGGTTGTCTCTGACTTCACCCCGGCGTCCTTTCGGTGCGCTCCTTTCGAAGTGATGGGCATCCGTCGGGGGTTCTCTCCGATCGCCTGGATGAGCCGTACAGCAGACCTATCAAGCACTCCGCCCAGCACAGGCTGTATCAACAGTCAGGTAGTCGTCAGGGAACTTCCGTAGCATCCATCATCTCCAAAGGGTCTTTCTATGCTTCTCACAGCTCTGTCGAACGCTATCAAACTTGCCCCTGCCCAATACCGGGAACCGCTGGTAGCAGTCATCAGCGATTTCGAAATCACCAACCAGGCTGAGTTTCTGGCAACGGTGTACTACGAGTCAAAGTACTTGACCTCATTGGTCGAAAACCTGAACTACAGCTCCGACGCCCTTCTCAAGAAATTCGGTCGTCACCGCATCAGCTACGAAAATGCTTTGCGCTATGGACGTAGTGGCTACCACCGTGCCAATCCCCAGGCCATCGCCAATGCCATCTACGGCGGGAAGTGGGGCCTAGACAACCTCGGCAACACCAAAGAAAACGATGGCTGGCACTATCGCGGCCAAGGCCCAATCCAACTCACTGGAAGAAGCAACTGGGAAGCCTTCGGCAAATTTCTGGGACGTGAGGATGTAGGGCAGAATCCCCAGATTGCTCTCAACGATCCCCTGCTTGTGTGCAAAACGGCTGGCTGGTACTGGACCAAATTCCGTGATCTCAACGGTTGTGGAAAGGACATGCGAGCCGTCACCAAACTGGTCACTGGCGCTTCAGACACTGCCATCAAGACGCGCCTGACGTACCGTGATCGTGTTCAACTGTTGATGGCCACCTAACCTAGGAGAACGTAGTGACCGATACTTTCAAGCTGTACGGAACCATCGCCTTGATAGTCATTCTTGGCTTGATGGCCTGGGGTGTGAAGAACTGGGACTCCAATCGACTGGAGGCTCAGTTCCAAGCCGGCGAGCTTGCCGAACGAGCCAAATGGCAAGCCGCCCAGAACAAGGCAACAGAAGATGCAGTGAACGAAAGCAACCGGGATACCGTAGCCAGCGAAGATGCTGCTGACGAAGCCCGGGACGTTGCAGGCAAGACCCTTGCTGCCAGCACGGCAGCTACTCAAACCATCGTGGAGAAGATTGTTTATGCGTACCGTACTGCACCTGCTACTGCTTGCCTGCCTACTGACCTTCCTCTCGGGGTGCAGCAAGGACTCAGTGAAGCGCGATCTGCCGCCCTCGGTGGAAGTCCTACCGCCCCGGGTGGACTGCAACCAGCCGAGCGCAACTGACCCGCCCATGCACCCCCTCACGACGGATCCAGTGGCTTGGACCGTCTGGGCGAGCCGGGTTTACCTCACCATCGGCCAGGAGCGAGAGCTGGACAGAATCGAAGAGGCTTGCATCCAAAAGCTAAAAGACAAAGCTGTCATTCGATAACCTGAGTTCTATGAAAAAGGCCCCGATTTCTCGGGGCCTTTTTTTGTGCTTGCGATTGCTCAGGCTTTTCGTCGGGCGTAGTAGGACATGCCAGCAGGAGACTTTTCTAACTGGCCCAGGATGGCAACATCGTTCCGAGCGTGGGTCACGCCATTCGGAGCCAGCACCGTCAGGTTCACTCGGTAGCCTTCTTCAACATGGCTGACGAAAGCGACCATCGGATCGGACTCTTTGTCTTCCAGCCGTTCGTAGTACCAGACCTGCTCACCAAGAAGAACGACAGGATCGACCGTCGGAATTTCTTGGTTCTTGTTCTTGTTGTATATCTGGTCGGCCAGGCGGAAGCCCAGTAGGGGCCAGATTTTTTCGACTGCCTTACTGTGTGCAATGAGCTGTCCCAGTTCAGCATCGAAATTTTCGAGGCTCACGCAGGCAGACATTCCTTCGACGGTAAAGCCGTTGTACAGGGTCAACTGACAGACCGTCGTACGGCCATTCGGTAGCACGGTGTAGGTCGCCGAGACAACCGCGTCATTCACGTCAGCTTGGCTAACAGAAGGCGCACTTTTCATTCATCACTCTCCAGGTTGGTTTTAGGCTTCAGAAAAATCGGTGCTGGGGTCAGCAACCGGTGGGCGCTTCGAGTCACGCAGCTGTCGAACACGATTCACCACGTAAAGGCGAAGCTCACGAGGAATGATCGCTGCCTTTTCAGCCAGCGTCAGGTCTGCGAAACGCTCCAGACCAGGGCCGTAGGTGAACAGGGCTTCTGCGATTTCAAGCTGCTGTGTCTGGCTGGAAACAGAATTGAGAAGGGCATCGCAGATGGCTTTGGTTCGTTCTGCATTGGTTGCCATGACGAGTCCTTAGTCGAGCTTGGTCGGAGGACGGACGCCCGGGCGAGTGCCGGTACCTTCAGACTTCTTGCGCTTGCTGCGAGACACCAAGATGTAGGTCACGACACCAGCGACAAAGACAAAGCCGAGAAGCAGTTCCATAGTGATTCCTTTGATTGGTTGAGGGATGTGGCGGTGAATTTATATCACAGACCGCTTTCGTAGGTCATGCTTACTGTTACGTCCTGGGTGGCCCCGGCCGATGTGACGCGGAAGATTGCGCTCACGTTGGTGCCAATAGGCAGGTTGGTGACCGTGAAGGTCGTGGTAGCCGCCGAGGGAGACGTGGCGGTGATCAACGTCGAACCACTGACTCGCGTCCAAGCAAACGAGCCATCGCCACCTGAGGCCGTAACGCTAGTCAAGGTAGCAAAAGTGCGGGTAGCTGGTGAATTAGAAGCCGGGCTATTGGTGAAAGTGCGGCTGACATTTCCTGTAGAAACAGAAAGAGACGACCATACAGTCACCCAAGCCCCGCTTACTCGACGCTTTACTGTAGATACCCCAACCCAAGCACCGCCGGAGCGGCGCTTGACGGACGCGATGTCGACGAAGGAGCCGGAGGACTTGCGCTTGAAGGCCATAGGTCACCACGCCCACAGGTCGCCATCCGCCGCCGCCGCGCCGGGATCGGCGGACTGGACGAAGGTGCGTGGAATGCGAACCCACGATGCGCCGTTGGCTGCAAGCTGGAAGTCAGAGCCCCCGAGCCGGACGGTGCCGTTGAAGAAGAGGCCGCTGTTCTCCTGAAGCTCGACGCCCGCGATGAACTCATTGCGCGACCAGCTGCCCCAAACACCGGACGCCTTCTGCCGTCGCCACACCTGGCGCCCGGCGGCGCTGGCGGTGAAGTCCCAGACTTCCTGGGTGATCCAGTCGTTGTTGTGGACGGTGACGCGACCGATGTACCAGCCGCCGCCGCCGGGCGAGTTAGCAGCGCCAGCCGCCATCCAGATGCCGTTAGCGTTGGCGTTGTTCCAGTCGGTGTGCTGGGTGCCGCCGCCGCGCATGCCGTTGGGCATGGCCGCATCAGGGATCGTTCCGGTCGTGAGGTTCGCTGCATTGGCGGGGTTGAGGTTGTGGGGAGACCACACTTCAACGCCGTCCACATGCAGCCGCGCACCGGGCATGACGTACTTGGTGCCGTCGAACAAAACGTAGCGGCTCTGGGCGCCATTGAGAAACAGGACGCCCGTGCCGTCACCACGCGATGCGGTAATGTCGCGCCACAGACAATTCAAGCCATTGACAGTGTCGCTGAACGTGACCACACCAGCTGCAGACACTGTTATTCGATTGCCGTTAGCTGCATTCCATAGAAACCAGTTGCCACCATCAACGTAGGTTCCCCACACCGCAGCGCTTGTGCGGTCGCTTAGAAAGAAACCTGCATTCGAACCTTGGCTGTTGAAGTTGCCGCCACTCGGTACAGTGAACTGAGAAGCACTCAAAGAGCCAATACCGGTGTCGCCGGCTTTATTGATGGGCGTGAAGCCCAATGATGCCTGTTTGCCGTCCAGAGCCGTTTGAAGACCCGTCACTTCAGAAATGATGTGATTGTGAGCACTCGGCGCAAACGTGGCAGGTTTACCGCTTAGACCAGCCCACGTAAACGAAGCAATCGCCAGCTTGGCGTCGAGGGCAGTCTGCAGCCCGGTGACGTTGGCAATGGTGTGCGTGTGCCCACCAGCCACAGAATCAGCAGCTTTCTGAGCCCAGTGACGAGCCGAGTATTTCGACGGTTCAACCGTGGTATCGACGTTTTCGTCAGCCCATTTCTGAGCCTTGTCACGAGCCAGGCCAGCATTGGTGTTGGCCGTACTTGCAGTAGTCGCTGAGCCAGCAGCTGCTGTCGCACTGTTGCCTGCATTAGTTGCTGAAGTGCCGGCCGCTGTTGCCTGTGTGCTGGCCGTCGTAGCTGAAGCTGCAGCTGCATTTTGGGAAGCCAAAGCGTTCGCAGCACTGGTCTGAGCCGACAGAGAAGCCGTGGTAGCTGTACCAGCTTGAGTGGTGGCCGTGTTGGCTGCAGCGCTCGCCGTGTTAGCGAACACCTCGATGGGCTGCTCGTTCAGCGCTGGATTCAGCGCCTGTGCGGCAGGGCAGTAGACCAGGTAGGTCTGTCCATCGGCATAAACCAATGGATACCGACCATCGGAATTAGGGCCTCCACTGGGAGTACCGTTGAGCCAGGCTTCAAGTTGAGTAGTGCTAGACATTAAGACTCCGTTGACACAACTGAAGTGCGCTGCGACTGGCTGTTTTGTACATTCATCGTATAAGGCCAGCCTGAGGGGCTAGTCACTACAACACGATAATTGAAGTTACCTGTACCTGCCAGGTTGTCAGTAAATGTTGCACTTCCTGCCAAGTTGAAATCATGAGAATAGCCAGAACCAGGCTCGAAACCTTCAGAGACCCGGTTGCCTGTTAAAGCCACAGAGCCTACGTTAGTCCACGCACCTCCGTTGTAGCTACGTTCCAAAGTAATCGTGGCAGACAAAGTACCGTTACCAAGATCTGTCGCATGAAAACCTGCGTTTCGATAGCTCAAGCTATACGTGACAATTTTTGGCCCACCGTTGGTTCCAAAAGCTCCGGTTTCAACAATAGCGGAACCGCTTAGTGTGCTGCTTGTCACCGCATTTTTAAGCACACCTGTAGACAAGCTGCCACCAAAGTAAGCACCTCCTGTGCGGGTTAGGTACATATCAGCCTGAGCACGATTGCAGAGGTTGATGGCCATTTTCGGGCCGTACCACTGCACGAATTCGTTGGCCACACCAAAGCCCACACCTTGAACCAGAATGTGGGTACCAGAATCAAGAATGATTCGGCCATTGCCGAAGTACATGTCGTTGGCAAACTCGGTGTTACCGCCACTGCTGATGGAAAACAGAGTGCGCGGGGACTGTCCTGGCGTGACAATCCGGAAGTTGTCTGCGATGAAAGTAGTGGTAGCCACGCTGCCGTTGTTGACCGACGACACACCCGAGATGTACCCGTTCACGTCGAGGCTCACGCCCCAGCGTGCTTCCAGAGCAGTTGCCCTACCCTGTACTGTTGTCATCTGAGTGGACAGCGTACTGGTCGCTGATGCTTGAGCAGTGATATTGCCCTCAGCCGTCGTCATCCGAGAGGTGACGTTAGTGATGGCACTGGCCTGGGACGTATTGGTGTTCTCGGTGTTGGTCACCCGAGTCGTCAAGCTGCTCAACGCACTGGCCGTTGCCGCCACACCTGTCGTACCGTTGTTGACGGTGTTTTCCAAAGACGTGATCGCACTACCCTGCGACGTATTCACACCTTCTGCAGCAGTCACACGAGTCGTGAGCGACGAGATCGCACTGGCATTACCAGTGATCCGCGTGTCGGTCATGTCGATCCAGGTAGTGCCGTTCCAGCGCCAGGGCCGGTTACCGTCGTCCGTGTCGAGCCAAAAGTCGCCGACGTTCTCAGCAGTCGGCTGAGTCGGTTGGGCAAACACCCGGTTCTTGTTGTTCGGGCGCAGCACCCAAACACCACTTGTCAGAGTGTAGATGTTGCCGGTGCTGGCCTGGATCCAGAGATCATTCTCCGTGCGCCCAGCGGTTGCTGGCGCAGTCTCAGATACCGTAGTTCGGTTGGCGCTGGTGACGGAGTTCTGCAGGGCAGTGATCGCACTGCCCTGGGAAACAATTGACGCTTCCGTCGCAGTGACTCGCGTATCCAGCGCAGCAATAGCTGCGCCCGAACCACCCGTATCCAAGTCGAGAGCAGTCACCTGCGCCTGGAGCGAGGTCAGGGCACTGCCCTGGGAAGTGTTCACACCCTCAGCTGCCGTGACCCGAGTGGTCAAGCTCTGTACAGCATTCGCTGCTGCCAAGGTATCAGCTTCGACATCCACGATCCGCGTGGAAAGCTCATTGGTGGTGGCAACCAAGGCGGCATTGTTGTTTGCGCTGGTGATCATTTCATTGATCAGCGCAGACTCCACAAGCCGCAAGTTCCCTTCCAAGGCACCCATCGCGCCTGCCGTATTCGGCACCCAAGCGCTGGGGCCAGCCTGGTCAACCCAGGCCTGCTCAACCATCGGGCGGAACAAAGCACCTTGCGTGATGAAGTCTCCATCACCAGTCACCGTCAGGTAGAGGCGCAACTTTACTGCGCCTGCCGAAGCGAGAAACTTCACCCAGGTCCGGGTGTACCCACTGAAATCAGTGCTGGTCGTGGTATTGAAAGTCGGAGGGCAAACACCTTGCCCAACGATAGAGCCAGCCGAGTCAAATAGCTTGTACGACAGCACTACCGTGCCGTTGTCCACACACGGATAGCCGCTCACAATGTAGTGACGGTTGCCAATCACGAGCACAGGCGAGGACTCGACAATAATCTGACCCAGTGGAGTCGGTGCTCCGACTACTTCCAGGCAGTTCACGTCAGTCGGCATGTTGAGCGTGTTCACCGTAAGAAGCGTGTTCGCCCAATCTTCCTCTGCAACGGTGATAGCCCAGCCGCTTGCCCCAACGGCAAAGTCTGCATTGGGCAGAAGGTTGCCGCTGCCACCGATCACCGAGCCCAAAACGGTCGTCTGCTGCGATTGCGCGGTGAGATCGTTACCGATTCCCGTCACCGTAGTCTGCAGCGTATTCAGCGCGGTAGCGTTGGCCGTCACATTGGTGTTCGTGTCGGTCAAGCTGCTCGACAAGGCATCAATCGAGGCTGCCTGGATCGTGATCGCGTTTTCCGCAGTCGTTATGCTGGCCGTGTGGCCAGCAATTGTGCTGTTCGCAGCCTGAAGTCCAGAAATGGTGCTGGCCAGGCTTTGGTTGATCGAATCCAAGCTCTGATCTACCAGCGTCGCATTCTGCTCAGTCACCGTCAGGCGCTGAAGCGCGGTGGTGAGGTTGGTCTGGTTCGTCTCCAGGCCTGCCTGAATGTTTGAGTAGTCAGTCTGCAGACCACTGATCGAAGTCTGTTGGCTAACTCGGTACTGATCCAGTTGATTGACGACAATGCTGATGGCCGTCAAATCATTGTTGGTCGTGGTCAGATCACTCTGAAGGCTTGCCTCTAACGTTGCGAGCGCAGCGTTGAGCTCGTCCAGCAAGACCACGTTTTCAGGCAGAACCCCGATCTCGAGAAGGGTTTTGATCGAAGCCACCGAACCCGTCAGGATCGACTCACCCGTGGGGGTGGCGGTGACGATCAGGTTGCTGGCTTCCACCAACAGATCCAGCTGGGCATGAATAGCCCCAATCTGGGCCTGGAAGCCGGCCAGGTCCTCGACCGGGGTCAGCCGATCGGCGACCTTCCGGATCTCGTCCAAAGCCTCGTACACCGCCTTGATCTTGTCGGCGTAGGCGTTGGCCGCAGTGGTCGAATACACCCCCATCAGACGAAGCCTTTCTGCCACAGCCGGTTATCAAGGTCGAACCCAGGCTCCTGGGCCGTGTCTTGGCCCTTCAGACGGGCCTGCAGGTCTGCTGCCTCACCGCGGTACTGGGCGGCCTTGGAGATGCTCTCAGGCGTCTTTTGGGCTCCGTACACCCGCTCAGCCACCTTTAGACGCAGAAGGTCCACGTAGCCTGGGGGGAGGATCAAATCCACAGTCCCGTCCACCTGGTTCTCGGTCATCACCGGAGCGCTGGCACGGTACCGAACCAGATATTCCTTGCCGTCGATGGGGGTGGAGAAGGTCAGGCAGTCCCAGCGGGGCATCCGAACGAACCCCCCTGTGTAGTTTTCGTGAGCGGAGTAGACCAGCCGGTCATCTTCGTCTCGGACTTCATCAATCCGAGCCAGGTCTCCGGTGTAGGGGTTGCCCACGGTGTCGATGATGTACTTGTCGGCCAGGGCAGCGTTCGTCACCGCATGCTCGACAGTGAGGAAGTATTGCGTCACGTTGACATCGGTGCGCAAAACAAGCTCTTTTTGGGCGATCTGGTGATCGATGTACATCTGCCGCAAAGCGCTGTTCACCACCGGCAGCAGCTTCAGCCGCAGGGCGGCTGAGGGGTACTCGGTCGGAACGACGCTATCCGGCTCGGTGTACACAAGGTCACTGAGCTCGACCAGGCAGAGGTCTTTCAGAAACGTCTCAAAGTCCATGGTGTCACCTCGCCAGATAATTGGCCAAAGCGTACTGGTCTTCGCCCCAGTTATCCATCTCGTCATTGGCCGGAACGGCAAACTGCTGGGCCGGCAGAATCGGGGTAACCAGGTACAGCATGGAGACCGTATCAAGAACGTCGTCGTTCTTGGACTTGAGGCCCTTTTTGGTAGCCAGGCGGATTTCGTTCCAGAACTCGATGATCCAGGGGTGGTCGGGCATATCGTTCGGGATCATGATTTTGCCGGCCTTTATCAGGGGCACGACTTCGTTCATTCGCTGGAGCTTGGAGCTGACGACCCGGATTCCGGGCTTGGTGCCGTTGCCAAAGCTGAGCAGGTTGAAGAACTTGGACCGGGTGGTCATCTCCTTGATGATCCAGGTGATGAAACCTCCCTGCTGGCCAGTGACTTCGCAGCCCACTCCCATGAGAGCCGAGGGGTACTTCTCCGCAGTCTCAAAAATCTGGTCCACTGTTTTGTCTATCAGCTGCTTTCTGCAATAGCCGCCTATGAAGCGAAAGTTGCCCTCGAAGTCTACTGCCCAGTTCGAGACGACGTTGAAGTCGTTCTTTTTCTCTTCGGTGGTGGCAAAGTCAGTGGTGGTGTACACCGTGTACGCAGGCCGACTTGCCAACCACTCAGCTCGGTTGTAGGTAGTGATCTGATCGTCAGTGACCAAACGTTCTTCGTCACTGGTCAAGCGCAACATCATTTCCTGATCAAAGGCTGCACCAGTCAGGTCTGCCGTCTTCTTCACCGCCTCGTAAGTGAAGCGATCTGGCCAAGACGAACGAAACTCTTCCTTGCTGCAGGGCCACTGCTCACACACCGGCCACACGTTGACATGCCAGTTACCGCTCTCAACAGCCTCGCACATGATGTCCGACTTGTTGAAAGGCGTACCGTTGAGAATAATTTTGCGCTTTTTCGGATCCAGCGCTGGGACGATACCCTTGTAGATGCTGTTCCTGATCTTGCCCATCACCGCAGGACTGGCGGCGTCTTCGTCGCTTTTGATCAAATCGTCCATCACCACCAATTGAGGGCGATGGCTGTAGATTTTGGTGCCTCGAATACCAGACTGCGCACCGTACATTCGAGTACCGAACTGAGTACCGTCTTTTCGCCGATATTCGATGAAATTCTCGGTAAAATTGGCCTCTGGGATCCAGTATTGCAGAAAGGGACTCTGGTTGTATTTTGTCTCGACGTTGGAACGGAAGTTCTTCACACCGTTGTCCATGGCATCCGAGACATAAAGCATGCCGTTGACGGTACCAAAACCATCAATCTCGCCAAACACTCCGATGTAGAGATTGAGGTACTCACCGAACAGCACGGTTTTACCCAAGCCTCGGTGGCACAGGTTGGCGATGTTCTCTTTGAGACCAGCCAGGCCATCCAGCATCACGAGATGCACTTCGGGGGTGGCATCCGGTTCGGATGTGCCCACCATCTTGATGAAGTTGATGAACTTCAGGCTGAACTTGCTGGGCTGGTACCCGACTCGCGGCCCGTAGCTGATCTCGTTGAGGTAGTCGTCGAGCTCCTTGAGCTGGTTATTCACCGGGCACCGTCTCGTAGTCACCTTCGATCATGAGCGGCGTGGAGGTGATCGCCTTCAGCGGAACGCCCTGGTTGATGAGAGCAAGCTGCTCACCGGCTACGCGAGCCATCATCTCCTGCAGCATCTCGATGCTGTTGTCGTTCTTCACGTTCACGTCGATCTTGACCTTGGCGGTCTCCGGCACCTTCAGGATCGTCAGAATGGAGTTGGCAGCCTGGCTGCGTACCATCTCGCTCTGGGCCGTCAGAGCCAGCTCCATCTGGACGTTCAGGGCCTTCTGGAACATGTCCTGGTTGAGGACATGGGTCGGGGTCATCGTCTGAGCCAGGATCAGGTTGACCAGCTTGCCCTTGTTGTAGGCCGTGACGTAGCTGTCGATCTCCTGGCACAGGGTCGCGTCGGCCATAAGCCGGGTGAAGCGCTCCGGGAAAACCAGGGAGTAGGCCGTCCGGTTGGACTTGCCCATCACCTTGTAGCTGACGTACTTCACCGCGCAGAGGTAGTCGTCCAGCTTGAACTTGCCTTCCTGCAGGACATCCATGTACCCCAGGAAGTTCTCCCGGAGCATGTCTGCCATCTCCCCTGAGGCGGCTTGATTGAAGCGCTCTACTATTTCAGGGGTGGCCATGCTGCGATGTGCCCGAGGCAAGGCCTGACGCAGGAGTTCGAGGGTGATCTCAGTCATTGGTCTTTCAGCGTTCTAGGAGGGTGGGTCTGAAGCTACCTCGACCGTCCGAGAATCTCAACCAGCCTTCGAGGTCTGGTTCCTACCGCGGCCTTTGGCCTTCATGTCGGCCATGTTCTCGTCATGGGTGCCGAGGAACAGGTGGTTGGGGTGGAGGCACTTGGGGTTGTCGCAGCGGTGGCAGACAAACTTCCCGTCGATCGGGCCGTGGAAGGCCTCGTAGGAGGCCCTGTGGGTGTAGGCGAAGCCACCCTTGGACTTGAAGCAGCCGTAGCCGGTGCGGTGCATCACGCCCTGCCACTCCCAGCACCCGGTCTCAGTCTGGAGCACCCGTTTGAGCAAAAACCCCTGGATGGAGCTGAGCGAGCCATCCATCAGCAGATCCAGCAGGGTGTTGGCCTGGGCCCGGCAATAGAGCTCGTCGTAGTCCATCACTTCTGCCAGCGGGCCAGCTTCTCTCGCAGCTGCTCCCCGACGCCCTGCCTCGCACCGCTGGCCAAGGCCAGGTACTGGCGAATGTCCGGACGAGAAGTAGTGCGGTCGTTGAAGCCCTCACCCGGCAACACCTGTTCGCTCAGGGAGCCCAAGGCTTCTTTCACCGGCTTAGGGCCATGGAAGTAGGCCAGCTTCGCCAGGTCGTAGGGCACGGAGGCGATGGCTGCACCCAGAGCTCTCGACGGCATGGTCCGGCCCTGGTGGAATCGGTCATCCAGAGCCAGGCGCTGCTGCATCTGGGGGTCGCCAGCGTACTGCTGGCGTAGCTGTTTAGTCTCGACCTCGCCCTGTCGAGGGGTATAGCTCAGCCCTTGCAGCAGTTGGTTGAGCGTCACCGGATTCATGAGCCGTCACTCCCGCCTCTACGGCGATCCCAAGCATCCATCACTTTCTTGAGGGGAGACTCCGGGTAGCCAGAGTCTTCGTCACGATACTTGCCCGAGATGTACTGCCACCAAGGCGGTAGCAGCGGGGTAGTCAGCCACGTCAGGGCGATGCCCCAAGTGAAGATGACCATCTTCCAGGTCGGCGGATTTGAGTCAAGCAAGGTACCGGTGACCATCATGACCGAGCCTGCACCAGCCAAAATCAACCCGATTCGACGAACTTGCCACTCCTTGCCCAGGCATTCGACACCTATGTCGTTGAGCCGAGCCAGTGCCGTGATTCCGCAGATCACTGCCGGAGGCGTGATCAGCAACCAGGTCACGATGCCTGGAGAAATCAGCAAGCTGCTGACGTAGATCGCCACAAAGATGCCGACAGCAATTGCGAAGGAGACCCACTGTAGACGAGCCACGTCAACGGTCTCCACGACCTTCTGCTTCAGGTACTCCGATGTCTCTTTCATTTCAGGCTCCAGGCCCTTCAGAATTTCGGCCAGTGATTCGACGGAGGATGACCGGGACCTCCTCAATGACGAAAGGCACAATCCAGCGCGAGAGCAGCGCTATGAGCCCAGCCATAGGTGCTTGCATCAGCTCTGCACTGTACCACTGCCAGGCCAACCACACCGGCAGAATCTGAACCAGCCAGACGCCGATGAAGATGCCGCCGAAGGCGTAGCCGTAGAGCTTGCGTCGAGTCTTAACTGGCGTTCCGTAGGCGAAGGCCAGCATCGAGCCTGCCGTTGCCATTCCAAGGGTGGAGACGCCAACGTTGAAGAACGGCAGCGCGGCACCATCAATGACCTGTCCGGCCAGCGAGCCCAGAACGGACGCGACAGCCATGACTTTCAGGGCACCAAAATCAATGTAAGTGGGTAGTGTCATCAGGGCTTCTTTGAGTAATTACAGTTGAAGAAAACGAACCAGAAACGATCGTTCGATTACCCTGCCACCAACAGCTGTCAAATTCACAGTGACTCGCGCAACCTCTCCAACAGTGCCGCCCGACACACGAATCGACACCAATCCCGCCGTCGTCCACTCATGCACACTGGCAGAAGCGGTAGCACTGCCCGCTATGCTGACGGTAGCTCCAGACGCAAAAGCACCCTCCAACCAGGCGGTGAAGTTGAGCACAAAATCCTCAACATCATTGGGATCAAGATCGAAACGAAGATCCTGAACCCATTGAACAGTCTTCATGGCTTATTCCTTGGGGATCAGAATCGTACGTCGTGGTGCAGGTTCAATTACTGTTGGTGCATCGACGGCCATGATTCTAGCAGTGGACTCCACATTTTGCATGGCGGAGTGTTCAGGCATCAGCAAGATGCTCCTCGCTTGCACCCACATCCAACGCAGTGTCGCTGGGATTACCAGTAGCGTTTTAGGGTCAAAGGGAACGAACCACTGAGCCAGCAAATACAGGGCAGTGCCTGAGGCCTGGCCTGCATGCGACAACAGGCGCTCACCTGTGGTGTTTCCTGTGCCAGACTGCTGCCAACGAGCGAGTGCTGTTGCTGGCGCAGAGCCAGTGAGGGTTACCAGGCGTTGTCCTGTCGTGGTCACGGTAGGGTCTTGGCCCACACAGCATCAGCGATTTCAGCTGCCGTTGGGCCACTGCCTCCACCACCACCTGCAGACGAAAAGCTGATGGCCTGGACAGGCTGCTGGAAGTTCACTCGGACGACGAACGATCCCGTCGTATTCACGAAGGGATCACCACCACCATCTACCAGCAACACACCGTCGCCTACCGCCAAAGTATGACTTGCCTCTTGAGGCTTGATCTTCCAGCCGTTGAGCAGGAAGGCGTAAATCGGGATCTTCGTTCCGGCCCCCGCATCGATGTCGTTACCACCTACCTGTGCAAACGCGGGCAGGTACTTTGAGTTGTCTCCAGTCAGGTACCAATCGACCCAGCGCGACCAGGCATCACGAACACTCACTGACGTTGTTCCCAACGTCAGGAGGATCCTTTTATTTGGCCCATCGAAGGTCATGCCCATGAGGGGTCAGACCAGGTAAGCGCGATCGGCTTCGGCGGTAAGGGTGAACGAGTTACCCTTGCTTCGCGTGATCAGTCCGGTGGCTACCACTGGTTTTGCAGAGCCGGCATTACCTGCAACGATTGTGACCGCCGCATCGAGACCTGGCGTACGACCACCTTGGACGTTGCCGTCGTAGTCGAAGGTGAAGGGAATCGAAGCACCCGTAATCACGCCAGCAATATCGGCAGCTGCGTTGTCATCGACCGTCACCGCACCAGACTCGCCGTAGTCGTTCGAAGCACCCGGCAGCGTGGTGAAGTACATGCGGTAGTAACCCGTGCCTCCTGCAGTGAGGAAGCTGTTGAAGTTCAGCGTACCTGCAGCAGCGAAGGGGTAGCTGCGCTGCACAGCATTCTGATCCAAAAAAACGACACGGTTGAGGTCGTTTGCCTGGATATTTTCGATGAAAACGCCGAGCGTAGTGTAGAGGGTGTCGCCGACGAAGTAGCAGAGACTGTCTGCCGTCTTGCCAGGAACCGTGCTTGCACCCGTGTCCATGTCGCCAATCTGGCGAAGCAGGTACTGGATCTTGGTGTAGATCTGTTCCAGCGTCGCACCGTTGCCGTCGATGATCTTCCGAAACGGGTAGCTGCCACCGCCGATGGTGCGGTTTTGGTTGGTGGCAAAGAATTCGACATCGATCAACGCATACGGAGCACCCGACATGGCACCGTCAGCAGCCGTAACCTTCAGGTCTGCGCCCACGCTGATGGGCAAAGCCACCTTGTAGGGGCCAGTGCCGGTTTCGCCTACGTCTCCAAGCACCGCGTCATCGAAGGTGTACGAAGGCTCTCGGCAGAACAGCTTGAAGTAGGTGCGGTTGTCGAAGTTGCCGTTGCTGGCATCGCCGAACACCTGGATGCCCTCATTCGGAGCATCAGTGAAGGTGAAGTTCAGCGCTGGACCGCCCGAGGCCCGCTGGTAGTAGAACTGGGCACCTGCCGGAAAGCCTGAAGCCAGTGCCACCAGGCCGACGTACTGGCGATTGAGCACACCTGCGTTGCTGTATTCACTCCAGCCGGCGTCTCGAATCATTTGGCGAGTCGCGTCATCAGCAGGCTTCCAGCCGTTGTACGAGCCACCTGGATCCTGGCCGAAGATGTACTGACCCGATCGAGCATCGAGTACGTTCATCGGGAAGGGGTACGGCTGGTAAGTGGAGGTCGTCCACAAGTCCACCAGCTTTGCCCAGATCGCGTTACCCGTCACACCATCTTTGGCGACTAGGGCTCCACCGACGCTCAGGGTAAATGTCCGGGCAGGAAGGTTGAACGAGAGGTTCGTTCCAACAACCAAGTCATCTGGATCAGTAATCTTTGCCACGGCGGTTACTCCAAGTAAGCGCGATCAATAGTTTGTGAGAGAGGTAGCGATGCGTTCGAGCTTGTCAGTACGAGACCACGCACATACAGCGGAATGAAGCCAGCTTTGAACACCCCGATGTCCACCGGTACGGGGGTTTCGTACACGTAGTTGTACGTGGTGCCAACGTTGGCATCGACCGAAGTGAGCACAGTTTCCGTGCCTGCGGCCAGAATCACAATATCGCTCGACGCCTGTAGGCCGGTGAGAGTGAGAGTCACGACCTGCAGCGGGTAGGGATTTCCGCCCTGGGCCACGCTAGTGGTCACTGTCGGGATGGCGATGTTGGTCAGCAGGTTGCCTGCGTTGGCCACCGTGCAGGTGGCTCGCACCTTCAGCCGGACACCTGTGGCAGGCGTAATCGCGCCAGCACCGTTGAGGTTGGCCGCATTGAGCGTGAGCCATGTGCCGTTGTAACCAGCTCCCTTGTCGTACTGGAACTCGTAGCTCATGTTGCCGGTGTTGGTACCGGTCAGGGTCGGAGTCAGGTTGGCGAGTGCCGTATGACCACGGGCGAAGTAGGGCATTTCCCAGGTCACTTGCTGGCCAACGACCGTCATGGCCACCTGGCCCGCAGAATTGAATTGTGGTGTGCCACTGGTGACTACACACTGGGCAGCGCTGGCAGCCGTCGGTTCGTTACCGAATATTTCGATCTTGCCGACCGTAGCGCTGGTGAAGCTGTCCTTCCAGTGGGTGCCGTACACCGAGGTCTGGCCAGTCGTGGAACCAAGCAAAGCCACACCCTTGGCTACGGTGTTGAGCGACGCGATCACCGAAGTGTCGGCGTAGTCGCCCTTCACGTCCTGGATCTCGACATTGTTGTCCGAGTTGACGAACGCCCAAGGGCCAGTTCGGCTGTTCGTAGTGTAGCAGCGCTGTACCTTGATACCGTCGTTGTTGCCACCACCGTTGACAATGACACCTACGGCATTGGCACTACCGAGGTCCAGAGGCGCAGCGTAGGTACCGATGTTGCGCACAATTCCCTTGTAGCAAGCAGAAAACGACACCAGTCCGTTATACGGATGCAAGTTGGTGCCGCCATTGAAGGTCATTCCGTCAACGACCGGATCCACACAGCCGCTGGCAAACTCTACCGCGTACATCGCATTGCCTGTACCCGTGGTTCCGCTGAAGTTGTCGTTGTATTTGTAATTCGTAATGGTGGGGCGCTGCGCAGTCACTTGCAGCATGCGACCACCGATGTCCAAGCAATTTGTCCAGATGCAATCCACGTTCTGGGTGTTGCTCCAGGCACCCGTGGTTGCGTTACCTCGGTTCAGCAAGGTTTGAGTCTTGATGTTCGAAAAAGTCACGCCCTTGTTAAAGTTGGCCACACAGGTGTAAGCACCTGAAGCAGCCAGCGAGAAGCGGGCAAACAGGCAGTTCGAGATGGAACCACCGCCGAAGCACGACAGCATGTTCAGGGCGTTGTTGAGCTGGGCCTGGGTGGGCCCGACAATGCAGTTCTGGACGTTGATGGGTGCCGCGATTTCCTGCAGCACCATTGAGTCGGAGAAGGCGCTGTTGATCAGGTCGGCTCGGTAGGCCTGCAGGAAGTTGCCGTACCACTGGAACACCGCTCGATCGACTACCACGTCGCCGGCAGCCGTGGTCACGAACTCCTGGCGAGTGGCCAGGGTCGCATTAGGCAGCACCCGGGGGCCGGAGCCGCTCACCGTGCGGGTGCAGCAGGTGAGGATCACGTTCGGAATCCGCACCCGGCAGCCCGTCGGAGGTAGGAAGCCTACGTTGTTGGTGCCATCGAAACCGATTCGAATGCCGCCCGCAGTCTGCCAGACGATCTTGCCGCGCTCGTCGGTCGGGATGGAGGCCAGGGCCACGATGCTGCCGGCTCCGACGAACCGCTCGTACACGCCGGTGCCCGGGCCGGTCTCGATCCAGACACCCGGAAACACGCCGACCACCGTGGCCGTGGTCGGGCAAGGCAGCACCTGGTTCCGGGCTCCATTGGTGGTGCCCAGCTCAAACCAGTCACCGGTCACCTCGAATGCACCAATTCGGGGCACCGTGATGGTGGCCGTATCGGCTCCCCTCACCTCAATCCAACCCACCACATCCGCGCCTGCTGCCGTTGCTCCAATGCCGCCCAAAGCACCCGCCGCGAAGTTGCCCCCGGTCTTGGTCTTGACCTTGATGAAGCCCGTCGCCGGCATGGCTGCCGCTGCAGCCGTAGGCTCCGCCTGCCAGCCGCTCCACACGCCCAGCAGAACGGCGCTCACGCCGCCCTGGGTGATACTGGTGCCGATGGCCGGGACGTTGCCTGTACCGCCCGTGTAGGCGATCACACGCACCCCTGTGCCATCGATCTTCAGCTTGCCCCCGGTGCCCGAGAAGCTCACCGTGTCCAAGCTGCCGAAGGCCGCCGAATGGTTCGCGCACTGGTAGCTGTCGGTATCAATCAGCAGGGTGCTGCCGTTGCTGATGGTGTAGGTGTCCAGGGTGGCATTCACCGAGCCACCCGTCAGGGTGTCCCAGTTGGTCGTCGCGCCGCCGTTGACAGTGAATGCAGTCATGCTCAGTAGGCCTCTGGAATCCCCGGGTACGTTAGCTGCTCACCTTCGAAAAGGCTACCTATTCAGGCCCACAAAGCGACTTGTCGAGGTACATGTGTCCTCCTTGGTCATAGACGATCACCCCCTTGGTCTCCAGCTCTTTGAAGCTTCGGGAGACCTGGGCAGGAGTGAGGCTCAATCTTTGGGCAATCCCCTTCCGGCTCATGCTGACCAGAGCAGGGTGCATCCGGGACAGCATGTCCTCCAGCACTCGGGCCGTCGTCTCGGTGATTTTGATGTCCTCGTTCATACGTTCACCACCTTGGTGATCCCCAGATGCTTCAAGGCCTTGTACCCCTGCTCCAACCGCTCTCGCCCATCCCCCTTCACCAGATCCTTGGGACTCCCCCGGTAGCAGAGGTTCACGTTCATGTGCTCGTTGCCCGACCGATCCAGCAACAGAATGCCTGCCCCTCGCAGCTCCTTCCAGGCCTTGCTGATGGCCTGCCGGCTCACCCCCAGGTCGATCGCCATCCCGCTCTGGCTGGTGTCCACGATGTTCCCCTGGCTCGTCAGTTCCATGATCCGGTGCAGCACCCTTAGGGCCGTCCCCCCCAGCTGGCTGTGCATCACCACCTTGTTCAGGTTCTTGCTGAAGGTGAAGCTGAACTCCTCGGAGAACTGCACCCGCTTCTCCACCACCCCCACGTGCCCATCCTTCCCAAACACTGCAACATGGTCTCGCCCGGTGCTCTCCCCCCGGTTTTTGAGGTGTTGGGCGATTTCTCCCACTGTTTTGGCCATGAAAGAACCCTCTGAATAAGTAAGTAGAGATCAGCCATAAGTCGCTGATTCTCATAATAATTTTTTCCTTCTTGTCAACCTGTGCTTTACACCTGTGTAAAGCCTGAGTTGACAGAATTCGAAGCCAGTGTAACCCATTGGTTGACAAAATTACCAGTTATTCCTCTACCTTCCGTCGGCTCACCCCCTCCGGGACGGCGGCTCCGCTGGCGCTCCGCCTTGTCCCTACGGGGCTCGCCTCCGGCCTGATAGTGAGCACGCTCACGATCCAGGCAGAACAAGGCCTGTGTGTGTGGCCGCTCCGCGGCACAAGAGCGTGAGGCTGCCGGATATCACCGGCCCATCCCCTTAGGAAAGCATCCCCCTCAAAATTTTTTTATCAGGGAGGGTTGAGGGTTTCCTACACCGGTACACCAAACACCAAAACACCCCCCCGGGGGGTTCGATTCGTGTGTGGGTCTCCATACCCCCACGTTGCGCTGCGGCGGCGTCTATGGATGGGCAGCCCTGCTCATCCTCACCTACTAGGAGTAATGAAATGAGCGACAACAACTTCGGCACCAACCAGGAGGCTGCGGCTTCCTCGCGCAAGAGCAAGAGCACCGAGTCCTTCGGCATCGTCACCGTCGAGCTGCCCAATGGCCAGCGCCTGGACGGCTATACCCTGCTGTCGGCCAAGAACGCCGAGAAGCTGGGCATCAGCCGCACCAAGCTGGAAGAGTTGGCGAAGGCGCAGGCCAAGGCCATCATCGGTACGGAAGGCGGTGTGCGTCTGCACATCCAGTTCGGTGACCGCGCTCCGGTCCTGGCTGCACCGGTCGAAATGACCTTCGTGTAATACGGACAGGCCCCTGGGAAACTGGGGGCCTTCTCCCTTCCCGGATATCGACCTAATAAGCTAGATATCCGCCGACCCCACGGAAGCATACCCTTCCCTCTTGCTCAATCAGGAGATAGCAAATGGCATCACTGTTGGCAAAACGCATAAGCGCTCTCGTGAAAGAGGACATTGCCCGTCAAAAGGCAGGGCTCCCTTCTTCATGGAAGCCGCCCAAGAAGAAGCAAGTCATCCACGACATGCTGGAAAACGGAAAACCAACCAAGAGGAAAGTATGAACAACATCAACCTGGCCCTTCTCATCTTCACCCTCTTCGTCATTGCTGCTGGCATTGACATCACCCGTCGCATCAACAAGCCCACATCCCATTACCAGGAAGCGCTCGACTACCTGCTTGCACCTGGTAAAACCAATCCCGCTCTCCGTGTCTACCAAGTAGCTGTATGGGCACAAGCCCACGACATCAGCTTCGATAATCTCCCAACCGAAATGCAACTACCCTCACATGCTCGTGACCTGTTCAACGCAGCGGTATCCATGCTGGAACTGGGTATGCAAGCAGACTTCGATAAGCACATGTCGAAGCACCGCCAGAACAGCGGCGGGTTCTGACCATCACGCCCCTAGCAATAGGGGCATGTTGGTTCTCCTGATATCTCACTCTACCTACAAGGAAACAACATCATGGCTGGCATCTTCAAGACCATCGGTTCCACCCTCTCTGCTGTCGATACCGTTGCAGCCAGTGGCTCGCGCCGCATTGCTGTCTGGGCTCGGGAGCAGGAGACGCAGACCAAGTACCGTCACGTCAGTGCGATGACGCGCATCAAGAC